TCGCTCGACGTGCGGCCGTATGCGTAAGTGTCGCCCGCATCGGCAGCGTCGAACGGCAGGATAAAGCTGTTGATGTCAGGCGATGCGAAGGCACAATCTCCGGCTGTAAACGCCCAGCCCAGGCCCGTGTCCGCTTCTGCGCCCAACGCCTCGGGGTGACAGTGATCCGCGCACATGCGCTTATAGACCAGCAATGCCGAATCCCAAAACGCCGGGTCTCTTGGTATTTTGCGGGTCTGCGCATCGCGCCCGTGGTTTGCATCAACCTCGTTATCTCCCCACATAACAAGGTGCGAGCAATTGTGCCGTACCCACAATCGTTCCTCATAGATCGACTGGCGCGCATCGTTCCGATCGTTCATCAGCCCGTACCACACACACCATGCGACCGCGTAATCCCATTCCGTCTCGCTGACTCCCGCAGACGAGATGAGCGATAACCCGGAATCGGCGTCGGTCACGTCAGCGACCAAGTAAGCATAAATCGGATCGTCAATGCAGGCGGTAAAAAGCACTGGCGCATCTGCCGCGCCCTGGATTTGCCGCTTCAACTCCCGCCAGGGTGCCGGATCGCGGTATTGCCCACGGCCGATGATGCGCTCACACGACCACATCGCAAACGCAAAAGCATCACTGCCGGTCGGTCGCGTGCGAAATGAAAATCGATGCGTGATGCCGTCGCAAGTGATCGTCCCGCTATACGCTTTACCTGCCGAAAGACCACCAATAGTGACAGTCGCGACCGAGCAGACGTGCTTGCCCGGTTGCGCGGGATTGTCTGCGCCGAGGTCGGTCCAGTCTCCAATAGTCGTAGCGCCTGGACCGTTGACCGTGATCGTCCCGCCGCGCAACGAACAAACGCCGATTTTTGCCGTCGTTTCAGTCGTCGCGCCAACGACGATTTCCATCTTTGCGACAGTCGAATACGGAGTGCTCACATCAATCCTTCAGGCCGAAAGGCACGTAGTTTCTGTTGTGCAACTCTTGGACAATCGCCTCGATGTTGCTGGGGACTGTCTGGAACCCGATCATTCCGACGCGCCTGATTTGCCCTTCCCACATTGTCGCAAAGCTGAACGTGCTGGCTCCGTCCACCCATCCGCCGCCGATAGCAAAACGATTTTTGCTGTTGCTTGGGTCGAATGCCGGCGCAAAGGTGTTGCCGGTCGCATTGGATAGAACGCCGGTTTCGTTAAGCGCGCCGTTGCTGAACATGATGTAGTTCATGTTGGTGAAATCGAACCAGGCAGCAATGCCCTGAGTCACTGAATCGGTAAACAGGCTGTTGGTGTCGCCATCAGTCGTGCGCACGATTGAATCCTCGGCGCTCTTGTACGACAGTCGAGGGACCTTATCGGCGCGATCAATTCCCAGCGATAGATAGGATTCACCGACAGTGGCATCGCGGTTCCCAATAAAACAGAGTGTTGGGCCGGCCACAGTACCTGCTGTCATGTTGGCATTGAACTGCCCGAACATGAGCAGGCCGCCCGTTTCGCTATAAAGCTGATCGTGCTTGCCAGTCTCCAGTGATTCGGCAAAGCAGTGATCGTCGACGCCGGTCAATGTCACCCAACCAGCATTGGCTGAGAATGCCGTGCCAAGCGTGCCTTGCATCGTGAGATTACCCGGCGCGATGTCACCGTCGCCAAAGCTTGTGGCCGCAAGCTCTGTAGGCGTTGTTTCAGTTACGCTCTCATGCCCCAGATAAACAGCGTGCGGTGAATCGATAAATTGCTGGCTGGATTTCGGAACAATCCCGACGACCCGGTTCTTATTGCGCATAGCTATCCCCTTTGATAACGACTTCGCACACTTCGCCAGCGGAAAGCAACTCTGACATTGAGACGGTTACAGACCGGCAATCCTCGTCACTGCCGATCTCGAAATGCACGATGCTTGCATCCGCGATAAGGTCTGCAGCCGTGTCGTTGAATGTGGCTAGAGCGCCGACCGATGTCCCGCCTGAATCCTCGAGCCGCATTATTGCAGCCCCTTGCGCTGCGTTTCCGACTACTAGCACGTACACGTCCGTTATCGGCGTGCCGGATTGCGTGGCAAACGTTACGGATTCCTCCGGTCCGATCCGCTCTACACCTGGGGCAAATTCTGCCAAGTCGTCAGCCGCAATGACCGGGTCGCCCGGATTAACCACTACGCGACAATACTGCGCTTCTTGCGACGTCCCGCCGGCCACTTTTCGAAGCGCTCGGGTAGGGATGTCGTCGATGGTGATGAGTACCGGCGTGCGCGGCACCTGCGTGACGCCATCGATGACGTGGGCGGAGCCGTTGCTGATGCTCATCGCAGTCGGCGAATTAAGGAACGTAGGTGCGACGCCCTCCCACTGCGCAAACCCCTGTTGAACAAGGAACGATTCGAGTTCCAAGTCCAGATTATGAACAGTGCCGGCAGATGCCACTGCGCCGTTCACGTATCGATCCTGCAGCAACCGAATCGTCATGACTGCATCCCCTCTTTCTTGGCTGCCTTGCGTTTGCCACGCACCGCGCCGCTTGCTGTGTCTGTCGTCATCGGGCCGGTTTCCTCATGCGCCTCGATCTGTGATGCCTTGCCGGTGCTGACAAGCAACCCGACAAGCCCCTTGTCGTTGACCTCGATTTCGCTGCCGACCTCCTGACGAATACCACCAAGGAGGAAGGCGCGCTCTACTTTGAGTTTCATTGCGCGCCTGCCTCCCCTTAGGTGATGGTGCCGGCCACGGTGAACGCGGACGGGATACGGACACCAACATCGACCGCGTACATGGCGCGGACGCCGATGATGCCGGCCTGGAAGTTGGCATACGGGTTGACCTCGATCGCCAGACTGCCCCACTCGGCGATGATCACCTGTGCCCAGTCGCCAAAGATCAGCGTTGCCGCGTCGACCTGTGCAGACGACATGCCCGGGAAGCCGCACACGTCAGCGTTCAGCAACGATCCGTCCCACAGGGGCGAGGCGGTGTCGGTGAACTTCACGCGAGCTGCAAGAAGCGCAGCAACGGCGCCAGTGGTCACGTAGCCGAGCGATGCGCCAGACTGCAGTGCGTTGCCGATGTCGGTCTGACATTCGAGCAGGCCCGCATAGCCAAGCGATGTGCCGGTCACGGACCCGACGCCACTCGTGCCGACGATGCCTTGCGGCTGCCCCGATGCGCCTGATCCGTGCATGACAGCCTTGTCGACGGCAGTGCCAACGGTCTGCGCAAGATCGGACATCACCAGCGACTCAGCATCCGGCGACGACTGCAGCGCCAACAGGCGGCTGATTTCGGTGTAGGCGCCGACGTGTTTCGGCGACAGAGAAAGCTGACCAATTGTCGGTTGGCTCTCACTGATCGCGGTCGATTCACTGGTCAACCACTGCGCGGTGCCGGATGCGGTCTGGCGCGGAATCGTAACGTTGCCGACCATGCCGCCCATCATGCGAGCACCCATGCGCATCGCAACGCTGCGATTGCGCAGCAGATCGATGAAAGACATGTTGTCAGTGCCGACCAGATTGTCGGACCCCGAAACGCCAGCCGTGGTCATGTCGCGATTAGCGTGCTGACGACGTTGGATCTCAAGCGGCACATAGAACGACTGCTCGTTCAGGGGATTGCCGCCCATGCGCTGCTGAATCGCCTTGTGGGCCTCCAGCTCAAGGCCTGCTTTTGACCAGTCTTTGTTGACGATGGCCCGCAGGGCTTTCATCACGCTGAACTTCTCGACCTCGGCGCGCGACATGCCGACCTCGGAAGGCGCGACTTTCTTCTCGGCGCTGGAGCGCACGAGCATGACGTCGAGCACCTGTCGTGCTGCATCGTCTGGAGACAGGCCGTTTTTGATCCACTCGCGTTGCGTGTCTTCCGAGATTTTGTGATCGCGACACATCTTCTCGATGGTCTTGATCCGCAGCTCTTCGGTCACAGTCGGCTCACCGCCGCGATTCTGCGACTTGTCTGCCGGTGCGGTGTCGTCGGCGGTAGCGCCCGCCGAGGCGTTCTCATTGTCAGCCATGTTGGCTCCTTTGCTTTCGGCGGATTCCGCCTGGTTATCGGTGCGGACAATCCGCACCGGTTTCGGTTTACTGTCCTTCTCCCGGCCAATGCCTACGGACGGATCGGCCGGGACAGTGACGATAGATACCTCAAGCGGCTCCCAGTCGGTTGCGGTGTAGCGCTGTTCTTTCGCTGCTTCCTCCAACACATGGATTTCGTAGCCGATAGACACGTTCCGCAGACCGTCTTCTTCGTGGTTGAACAGCAGCGGGGCCGCTCCGCCTGCGATGCGGCCTAGACGGATTGAGCTCGACTCATGGCTCAGTATCTCGGTGCCAAACCAACGCTCTACGGGTTGCTCGGAGCTGGCCGCGAACGTGATCGCGTTGTCTGCCGCTCTGATTTCGATTTTTTCCGCGGGGATGTCACGCGACATGCGCGGCAACACGCCATCGGCAGGCATCGGCATATCGCGGGTTTCTTTTTTGCTCATGCGTAATCCCTCTTGACCGCATACATGCGCGGCGGCAATGCGGTGTCGTCGTCTTGTTCGTCGTCGGTGCTGTCGGTGTCCTGACCTGGCGCGGCCGCTTGCGGGTCGGTGTCGGTTGTGAGATCGGCATCGGCAAGCATGTCCAATTCGCGGCGACGCTCGCGCACAACGTCTTCTAGATCGCGGCTGGAGGTCTGGCTGATGATGTCGCTCTTGGTGATGTACCCGGCGCGCTCCGCCTCTTTGTAGGCGTTGACTTCTTTCGTCGGATCGACCCAGGACCAGCCGCGCGGCTTGTACGCGACCGACTCGTAATAACTGGTACGCATCACGTAATCAGGTACGCTGATTTTTTGGATTGCCCGAGAGAGCACCGCAGCTTGCAGCCACTCACGATGCAGACGATCACGAAATGCGCGGATGTACCACTGCTGCAGCACGCGCCAGCCGTCGCGATCGTCAAGCAGCGACAGCCGGCTTGAGCTGTAGTTGCTCTGGCTGTAGTCGCGCGACAGGCTTTCATACGACACACCGAACGCGGCGGCGATGTCGCGCAGGGCAGCGCGCACGAAAGGATCGTAGTTGGTGTCGGGATAGTTTGGTGTCCAGTCGGCGATATCAGTGCCTGATGGCAGGATGTCGACTTGGCCGCGCGAGGAATTCCACGACATGCTGCCATCGTTTTCCTGTTCGCCAACCGACTCCACCAGGCGGCCGTCCTCGGTCTCCTTCAGCACCATCACTTTTTCAGCGCCGATGCGCGCCGCGACGACCGCAGCCTCCTGGAATTCACCGAGCTGATTCAGCCGCTGCATGGCGGCGTGCATCCAGGGCACGCCTCGCACTTGCGGCCAGCGGCTGACGGTACGCAAATGAAAAATGTCGGCGGCGGGCACACGTATCAGTCGATCCGGCGTCAACTGTCGGCGCGGGTCGCCCGGGTGATGCGCATGCAGCCAGTACGCAACAGGGCGGAATTGATCGTTAACCTCGACGCCCTGCCTGACGATGTTGCCGTTGTGGTTGGGCGCCTCCCATTCCTCGGCCAGACGCTCCGCCTCGATGATTTCCAACGAAAACGGCGTGGAGCCGGTGCGATGAATGCGGACCAGCACGTCGCCGGCCTCGAAAACTTCCGCCAGCAACAGACGCTCTAAATCGGGAAACGCCAGGCTGCCGCCCGTGTGGCAGTTCTCGGCGCGACACCATTCCAGCCATGCGCGCTCGATATCGTCGTTGACCTCGTTCAACAGGCGCGCGCGGTTGTTGGTGATATTCGCCTGCAGTCCGATACCCTGGCCGATGACGTTGTTGACGACGATCGACTGCGCGCGCTTGGCGTGCGCATTGTCTCGGATCAGTGCGCGGCTACGGCTGCGCAACGCAGTCAGGCTAGATACCGATTCGTGGTCGGCGCTTGTCGTCAGCGTTGACCAGCCGTCGTTGAGACGGCTGGGACGCGCAGCTGCAAACATGCGCTTGGCGCGTTTTTTCCCGGCGACAAGCGACGCGTTATCTTGCCGGCAGATGCGCCCGTCACGGTTACGCACGACCGAACCTCACCAGCAGTTTATTTTTGCTACTCAGGCCTTGGCGGATGCGCTCGGCGTTTTCCTCGCGCGCAACCTCGGATCTAAGCTGACTGCGCAATTTCAACAAGACCGACATGTCGCGCTTCAGTGACGCGTCGCCGATGGCGCTTTCGATCAAATCGAGCTGGTCGGTCGTTGCTCTGTTCAGCAGGCGCGCTTCGACCGCCTCAAGCAGCGTGCGCGCGAAACTTCTACCATCGAGCACGGCTGAAGCGCTGTAGTCAGGGAGAATAGAAACCCGGCCTCGGTCTACTTCGTGACGATCAGTGCCGTCATCGACTACCGCGATCCAATCATAATCTCCAGCGGTAAACGCAGTCGTCGTCGCTTTAGCCACAGAGACGGCATAACCGTCGCCATCGGCAGATGACGCAACATCGAAAAACGCCGAGGCGTTGCGGAAATGATAGGTAAGAGACCATCCGGCGCTGGCGGGATAATCTGATAGATCATCACGACGCCATGACCAGGTATCCCCAGCCCGCAGTTCTGTTGGTACACTCGCCATTGCACAAGCATGGCTTGACAAAGTGACCTAATGTGTACGGATTCGTCACTTTTTACCGGCGATTTTTTATAACCCGATGCACGTAGCTGCGCGACACGCCAAGCCGCTCGCTTATCACACCAGTCGGCAATTCCGTCGATGCGCTTTTTATCAATTCCGCTTTTTGCGGATCTTTCCGCGACCCTAGTGGTGGGATATATACGCGTTCAGATGGATAATTTCGCCTTATCTGGCAAATCAAGTCATCGCGGAAAGCGTCTGTAACGCTGTACCCTGACTGCTTTGCGCAGTCGCAAACAAAGCGCATGAGTTCGCGCAGAGTCAACGCTGCCGCCTTGTGATGCCGCGCCTTTTTTGGGCAATCAGACCGGCCTTTTCCTGCGGCCTGGCAGGCGGCGTCGACTGCATCGCTTGCCGCTCGCCTTTCGTCATTACGTGAGAATTTCGATCAAGTGGTGCAGCCCATCGCGGCGGATTCGACCAGTTGAATTTCCGTCGCGGGTCAGCAGGCCCAAGAAACCAAGCTAAAGCCCAAATCATCGCCCAGCAATCGAGCGCCTCATTGCGCGCTCGAATCTTTTTCCATTTGCCGTTTTTCTCTCGCACCTCAGCGCGCAGTTCGTCGAAAAACCATTGTTTCAGCCATTGGGGGAAGTGCATATACGTCGGCCCCGGCTCGGTGCGACGCATTGCGGCAGCAATCATGTCCTTGAACTGATCAGATGAGAACATCAGCAGTGGCACGTCGCGCATCTTTCTGCCGCGTCGATCGCGTGCGACGGTTTGCTGTACCGCCTCCTTCTGCCTTCCATCACCTTTGCTGAGAGCTACGCGGTTAGCCAGACCTGCACGGCGCAACCCCTGCCTCCACGCTGCAGCATTGGCAGAAACGCCATCCTCGCCACCGTAGTCGACAACGGTGTGATAAACCTGCAGCTCTTTTTCTTCGTCAATCCGATAGGTGGCGTTGATCACGCGATCCGTCAGCGCCTGCCAGTCTTCAGGATAGCTCGCCGGGTCAATGCGGATGTTCTCGCCACGCGGTGACTGCGTGATGTCATAGCGATCGATAATCGCTGATTCCATGTCGACGCCGATGGCATGCACCTGGACAACAAAGCGCGCCTTTGTGCCGCCTTGTACGTCAACCGAGCAGAGCAGGAAGCGCGTCCATTCCGGGACGTAGTAGCGGTCTATGCTTTCTTGTCGCGACTCGGCCTGATCGCCGCTCGATTCAACCAAGTGCCGCGAGATGTAGGGCATGGCCTGATCGGTGTTGATCGTTGTTTTCAGCGTCAATTCCGATCCTGACAGGGCATATTCACGCAATCCCTGCAGATAACGCAGAATAATCGAATCCCATCGCTGATACGCCGCTGCAACGCCGCCGAGCCAGTAGCCGGCAATCGATGACTGCGCGCCATCACCGATCACCTCGCCGTCAGTTGTCACGCTCTGACCGTCAGACACCCAGCGCGCCGTGTCCAGGCTGTTGAGTTCGTGCTTGTGCTTTTGCTCGATCTGCAACCCGCATTCTGGACAGCACACCCGTGCATGCTCGTTGGCCAATTTCGTTAAATTCGCAGATCGCACGATATCAAGCAGGTCAGACTCGTCTGGCAGTGTGGCGAACAACGACAGCCCAGGCGATGCTTCAAAGTACGTTCCGCAGTCAAAGCAACGCCAATACCAGCGGCGTCGATCGCTGCGGTTATAGATGCCGAGGATCCCGGACGCTGGCGGCGCTTCGTGCGGCGTCGATGCCGTCCAATGCGGGTCTTCATAGTCTCGGCCTGGCGAAGACTCTGCCATGCACATGCCGCGGCTGAGAAAAGTCTGAGTGCGCTTGACACCAAGCGGGAAGGCGGCGCCCTCGCCGTCGATGTTGTCCGGCATGCGATCATAGTCTGTCAGCGCGACGTAGCGATAATCCGATGATGCAAGCTGCGTCGCTGACGGCCAGCCGATCTTGATCCACATGCCATGCCGGGTCAGCTTGTCGTGTGTGTTGTCGTCGTGGCCTCGTAGGCTCATTCGCTGCTTGATCTCAGGACTGTGCCTGATAGCGCGATCAATTCGCGTCTTGCTGTATTCGCGCGCTTTCTCCTGCGTCATCTGCACGACCAGCATGTCACCCGGGTCGTGACAGATAATGTGCGCGAGCCAGCCATCGAGCATGCCCATTGTCTTGCCGGATCGAGCAGGCCCAACAAAGCAGACCGCCTCATGACTGCGGATGATGGGCGCGGCTTCAGCGTACTGGCTCATGCTTCCACCGTCGCAAATTTTGCGAGGCGTTCGGCAAGGTCGCTCAGTGTTTCGTGAATCGCCTGCTGTGCGGATTCCGACTGTGCCGGCGTCAGTCCAGCGCGGCGTTCAAGCTGGTCAGGCAGTGCAAGCACAGAATGTGCCACAGCAGCAAACGCCGTTGCTACCGCCTGCTCCACCTCTGAATCTGGAATCAAGTGCCGGTCTTTCTGCTGTAGATCTCGGCGTCGAGTTTCACCGTCGTACCACAGTTTACGTTCAGCTGGCGGCAGGGTTTCCGGGTCAATTTGCCCGGATGGGAGCCTAGCTTCATACCGCCACTTGGCAGCGGCTTGCAAATCGATCACCCAGGATATCCCCTGCGATCCACGCTGCACGATCGGCATGCCCTCGCGAATCCACTTGTCTAGCGTCGGGATAGTAATTCCGAAGAACAGGGCGGCCCCTGCTTTGTTGCAGGTTCGGATGTCGGGAATGTCGTGAACCACTGCAGTCATGGATAACAA